CTCGACGTCGACATGGTCTACGCTCGGAAGATCAAATTTCAACCGAGAGTGGCATGATATGATGTCTTCTTTTGTGCATCCGCACTTTTATGGAGCTGATTTATCAAATCAAGATGCGTCTATGTTTCAGGAGGCTATGCTTGACCAAGCGAGTATCCGATTCGAAATGTATGGGCGCGACCTCAAAACAGAGAAGAACTGGAGACGACTAGCGAATTTGTATATACAGATCGTATATTCGCTGATCGTTCTCGCGCAAGGTGAAGTCGTTGAGAAAGACACGGGAAACCCTTCCGGCTCTGGCAACACTATAACAGACAATACAATGATTTTGTTTCGCTGTTATGCATACAGCTGGTTGCTACTCTGGCAGGAGAAATATAACTCTTTTGCTGTCTTTCAATTTCAGGACGAATTTCGCTACACGGCTTTCATGAAACACGTGATTGCGCGAATTATCGGCGATGACTCAATTCTCAACATCTCGGAGCATGCACATGCAGTGTATAATATTCGTGCTATTGTGCGTGCAATGTGGACGTTGTTTGTGGTGCTCAAGCCCGAGAATGAGGATCCATTGTCCGACTTTCAAACTCTTTCGTTCTGCTCTCACACAACCAAACAATATTTCGGGACGTATGTACCAGTCATGGAGTACTCCCGTGGAGTGGCGTCTCTCGGATGGAAAGGCGCAAGTCTCCTACATCAAAACGGACCGGAGGTGAATGATCCGAGCGTGCATTACACTCTGCAAAGAGCGTTGGATATCCGTCGCGAAGGCTTCTGGAATGATCAACTTTTCGCTCTTGCAGACGAATTTGTACGCTGGATTCTCAAAGAGCATTCCGCACTGCTATCTAAGCCTGCAGCCAGTGGACCTATTGCCGGGAAATCATTGGAGGACATCCTCGCTTCGTATCTTTCGGAACAAGCGTTGATCTACCTTTACACTGGCAAAGAAACCATTGAGAAGCAGTGCGTTGGGACGAGCGGCCGATCGTCTCAAAAGAGAATCGAGCGCCAATTCCAGTTGTGCGTATTCGGTATCTCTATGCCTCCCAAAACCAAGAAGTTCTCCGAGCGCCTCCACGACGCCGTTGTAGAACCTCTTGAAGCCGCTGCTGACGCGATAACACGGGTACCAACTCGAGTAATCAATTCAATAGCGGGAACCAAACTCGACCCTCTTGGAAAAGCCTTTCACAAGCACGTCTTCACCGAAACAGATTCGAAGATGAGTTCAAGCTCGAAGAAAAAAGCTCACTCCAAGAAGAAGCGCAAGCCGCGCAAAGGCAGCAAGAAGATGTCTGTCGGCAAAGCTACTGCCATCATTTCAGGCCAAGCACGCAATGTCTCTTCTGCTCGTCGGCGACGCGCCTTCAAAAAGTTCAACAAGTCTGTCGGAAAGTCCAGAGCACCTGCTGCAATGCTTGGTGTCCGTGGAGCTCGCCCTCGGAATATTCGGTTGAATACCTCCGCTGGATTAACCATGAAGGGCGGTGTTATTTCCGGCGTGACTGAGTTGACGCCAGACCTCACTGTCTCCACTTCTGAAGACATTGCTGGTACTGTGCTTATCACCCTCCCCATCAATGCTCTTGCTATCGCTCCTGGCACGCGATTTGCGAATTTCGCTGTGAATTATGATGCGTACTGTTTTGAGGAACTTCAAGTATGCATCGAGCCGGACATGCCTTACACTGATTCGATTATCATTGGAGGCGGTATTGAGCATGATCCACTGGACGACATTCCTGCTCCTGGCGGGATTATCGACGTCGCCAAATACATGGAGCACCAGAACTTCCACGCTGAATCTTTGCTCAAATCAACCAAATCGGGCGCTGCGTTTCCTAAGGACAAGCGCGCTGTGATTAAAGGTGGTAAGGGACCAAAATCTGGCATGTATTTCAACCGACTCCCAGGGACCGGCACGACAAACACAGACCTGACTACAATTCAGCAGGGCACTATTATCATCTTCGTGCACACCGCTGATCAGGGCTCTCTCGCGAGCAGCACGATTCATTTGGGTCCAGTGCTTCTGCGATGGAAATGCCGATTCCGGGAAGCTGCAGAGCGCAACGAACATGTGGCTTCGGAAGATTCGCACCACCAAGGTTCGCCAGTTTCTGTGACTGATCCCATGGTGTGGAACACCCCGAGCTCGGCTGGACCTACCCTGCAGAGTACGATCTTGCCCGGGAGCACTATGGAGCTTGCGACTGGCGGCACTTCAGGTGCTCTCTACGCCGTTCTGCCTATGGGTCTATGGGACTGCCGGCTGTTTTTTCAAGTTGCTACTGCAGGCACTGCTGTATATTACTGGCAGGC